TAATGATGTTTGAGATTTGCATGATCTAATTATTTGGTTTTTAATTAATTATGATTAATGTTCACATATGGTAGTTATGACACATCAAGATTGGTAGCCATTTTGTAAATGTGTTAAGTAATCTAAATATGATTTTACATTACTTAATTTGTCATTATACAATTCTTTAATATCACCCTCCACCAATACTAATCCAGATTTCCAATCATCAATAAAATCTACCATTGATTTATATCCAGTAAATAATCCATAACCAGTAAAATCATCATCAAAAATATACATATACTCATCATTATCATGAGTGTATTGTGTAAAGAATATTATTAAAAATCCATCTTCAATATCGTATGGTTGTGCGAAATACACATTACTATTTTGTAAATGAATCATACCTGAAAACATTCCATTTATTTCATTTTGGTGTATGATAATACCTGACTGACGTAAATCATTTTCAAGTGTTTCTATTTTTTCAAAATATGAAATTAATTTTCCAAGAATTTTATAAAATTTTGATGGTATTAAACCATTACTTTCATCTAATATTTTAGCCCAAAAGTTATCGTTTGCCCAGTATTGATCTTCTATCTGAGCATCTATGGCACTCAGTATATTATCTTGTACGTAACTATTTTCAATATTTGGCACATAAGTTTTTCTTATGTGCTCAAGTAAATAATCACAATCGCTTTCATTAACTTTTTTTTCATTTTTCTGGTCTATTAACCAATCATGAAATTTCCAAATATCATTATTCATTTTAAATTTATTTTTGTGGTTAATAATTGACGTGTCATAACAATGTATAAGACGATATTTTCTTTCAGAAACCATCGCTTATACTTGACGTTATGGGCAATACTACGAACCGACAAACAAAGACGGTTGAAGTAATATATTTTGTACTCTATCATTTGACATTTTAGCGTGTTTTTCAGTTATTTCAAATCCTATTGCTCTGCGACCTTCTTTCACGCTCATTGCGCACTCAGTACCACTTCCAGAAAAAGGAACTACTACTAAATCGTTTGGACGGCTACAAGTTAAAATTAAAGCCCTTGTAAGTGTTTCAGGCTTAACTGTATCGTGGTCGTATAGTTTTGTTTTATGCCCTTCTTGTGAAAATTCCATTACTTCCTCGTATTTGTTTTGATTATAAAAAAATCTTCTTTGGTCTTCGTACTCTTTGCGTAGGTCTTCGTACTCTTTGCGTAGGTATTCGTACTCTTTGCGTAGGTATTCGTTATTCAAGTATTCCCGAATAGTTAAATATTGTTCTTCTGTTATTACATTGTCGCCATTTAGCCAATTTGATACACAGCCAGTTAATCCACCAGTACGACTTGGAAATAATTTAGCGATTTCTTTGTTACTTACATTGGCTTTTTTAAACTCTTCTTTTAAGTAATTTGCAAATGGATTTAATGGTTTTAGTTGCTCATTTATCATTTCTAAACCTGTCATATCCACTTCATTACTATACATTAAAAGCCTTTCGTTATGAGTATTAAAAGTTCTTGCTAAATCAGGGCTATAATATTGATACTGCATACTGTCTATTTTTCGCCATATAATAGAGTTTTCAAGATTAAAGTATTTATCAAGTATTATTTGGCTGTATGCTATTTTCTTTTTATCGCCCCACCAAAATAAAGTACCATTATCAGCAAGTAACCTTTTACATTCAATAGCCCACTTCTCTACGTCTTGTAAGTAATCATTAAACGACTTCCAAATAAAATCAAAGTCGCCTTTTACCTCAAAATATGGTGGGTCTGCAATGATTAAGTTTGCACACTTATCGGGCAAAGTGTTGTCTAAAAAATTAATGTTATGTATTTTATTTACTTCCATTTTAAAATCTCGTGTTAAATACCGTACTGCCCATAACATGGGCTTTGCAAAAGCAGGGCATTAGTGGTTTATTGAACATTTGTACTACTATTAAGCATTGTGCTAAATTTGAACTTTTGTACTCCGAAGCCCTGCCTTCGCAAAGCCCCGATACGTTATGACACATCAAAGGTTAGTTCGCTGCCATTATTTAATGTGGAGAATAAATTTTGAAGCTGATGGATGTAATGAATATTATCAGCGATGCAAATCATTTCTTGAAAATCCCATGAAAACGCCCATACTTCAGCTTTATTATAATACATTGCCAAGTATCTAAAATCATCATTACCTTCAGGCATGTATTTAAATATTTCTTTTTCAAATCCCATCCTGTTTAACCATTTTGGAGTTATGTCTATGCCAAAATATTTTTCATTACTTTGACCTATCATTACAATGTCTGAGATGTGATTTATCCTTATCTCTTTTTTGTCTTTGTTATGGATTAAAATTCCATATCTTAATTCATTTAATGGTATCATTTTATTTAATTTTAGTGGTGAATAATTGACGTGTCATAACACTGTATAAGACGCTACTTCGCTAATCGCTTGCATCGCTTATACTTGGCCGTTATGTGACAGATAAGGTTAGTTCTTCGCCTGTAAGAGCAAAATATAAATTTTGTAATTGGTTAATGTATTTTATTTCTGCAAGTTTTGTAAATGATCCAGCAAATCCACTATATAAATATTTTCCAACTACCCAAATATTTTTATACTCATCAAAATATAATAAAATAGAATTATCTAAACTATTAGTAAAATTGCCTTCTTCCCAGTCAAACCCTTCACTAAAATTTAATTTCAAAAGCCATTCTTCAGTGATTGGTATTAATTTGTATAACTCATTAAAAGACTTATTACTTACCGAACACATCCTAATATGTTCACTGTCAACAAATACTAAATCATTATTTGTTGACCAATATAATGCGTTTCCACATCTTAATTCGTTTGCTTGTATCATTAAATTTTATATTTATTCGTTAATTTTATCCGTCACATAACAGTGTATAAGACAATATTGCGCTAATCGCTTGCATCGCTTATACTTGACGTTATGTGACAGATATAAACCAGTCAGAATTTAAGAAATAATTTACCGCTTTTTCTCTTTCTTCAATAGTATCTAAATAAACGTCACTCATATTGACATACTCTAAAATATTATAAAGAGATGTTTTTAATTGTGAATCAAATAATTTTATAAGTCCTTTCACTTCTGGCTCATCTAACAAATAAGTATTGTTTTTAAATATATGTTCATACTTTTTAAAATCATTTTTTTTACTTAACTTGTTGTAATATCTTGTTACAATAGAACTATTAGACCTATCAATTAATTTTGATAACTTTTCAAAGCCTTTTCTTACATTTTGTTTATAAGTGATTGCATATTCAATTATCATTTTATCTTCTGTATCAGTCCACTTTCTCATATTCTGTTTTGATAAAGTTCGTTTACGTTATAAAATGTATTATTTATAAATACTCCTAATGCATGATGTGAACCATCAATATATATTTTAAATCTACAGTATCTCGTATTGGAGTTTTCTAAAAATGATTTAAAATAAACTTCTAAATATTGCAAATCATGTCTTATCTCTCCACATTCACACTTTATTATTTTAATTGTTTCATTTTCTATAACTATTTGATTAAAGTCTGAATCAACTATGTTTTTATTACAGAAAACAACACTATTTAAAAGTTTGCTTTCTATGTTTTTATAATAATTATCTGTGTTCATTTTATTATATTAGTATTTATTAATTTAAAATATTGAGTATTAATTTAATTAACCAGATAAATAATCCGCCACATAACATTGTATATAACGACAGCTTCCTTATCAGTCATCCATTGTATGTACTTGACGTTAGTGGCAAGGCTAACCTAACACACCAATTAACCAAAATGGATAAAATATTAGCCAGTACAAAAATCTTTCTTGTAAGCTAACAGCCAAGTTTTCTTTACCTATTGTTTTGCAATCATTCCTCCAAATCAGATAGAATGGTATAAATAATACCAGTTGCAACAATACACATATCAATATTTTATTCATTTTGTTTCAATTTGTGAAAAGCCCAGCCACTAACAGCGTGTATAAAAAATGGCGGGGTTCTCGGTTAATTTAAAGTTTTGTAATTCTATCAAAGCTCTGCGTTCGCTGAAAGGTTCGGTTTCAAAATCCGCCACTTCTTATACACGCAAAACGTTATACGATATTAAGGATTTTCGTTTAATGTTAATAAATCCCTTTGCATTGCAATTATTTCTTTTAATTCTTTAGTTGGAACTAATATCCTTTTAAAAGCAGTATCTAATTGCTTCTTATACCATTTAGCTTTTTCTTTGGAAGTCATGTTATATTCAGGATCTCCATCAACTGGTTCTAATCTGAATGTTTGATGATCTATTGAAAATTCAACCTGATAATTATCAGAAAAGAATGCCTTTACCACTTTAGATTTATATTTACTTTCCATGATTTTTTTAGTTTGTAAATGAATTAACATCGAATAACAATGTATATAAGAAATGCGGCAATACTGCTCTGTCCTGAGACTTCATCATTAGTTAACGGTGTTTCGCCGTCATGGGCAGTATTCCAGGTACATGCCGCACTTCTCATATACTTGACGTAACCAATGCTACGATAGTTCTTCTAATAAAACATCTGCGTGGCAAGGATGAGAGAGCAAACAAAAGCAAGCTAAATTTTTGCCCTTTAATTCCTGCAATTCAGCATCTCCCCACATTCGTATTTTGGTTTTCAAATGCAATCGGTATAACTCTATACACTCATTAATATTTTTTGGTGTTATTCCTTGCATTTTCTCTTTACTAAATTGTTCAAATGGCATATCATGATACATACACACAAGCCATGCCGTATTGCGATAATTAACTCCTACCCTAAATGGATTTCCCCATTTTGTAGGCCTGCCAACATATTTAGTGTTGTCGGGCATCTTCCAATCTTTTGTTCGCTTTCTTTGTATTCTATTCATGTTTTTCGTTTTTAATCCGCACCGGTTATAACAGCACAACGCCAGCGCTATTTGTGCCTTCGCTTATCTGCAAACCGTTACCCATCCAAAAAAGATGATACTATTTTATTAGTTTTCCCTTTTACCGTCATTACTTCCCGCGTCGGCCTTCCGTGATTATTAGCCTTCCACTTAGCGCAGTAGCCACGGAAATTAGTCTGGGCTTCGCGGAGCGTGAATAGCTGATCCTTGCGGTCTGCAGTCCAGGCGGCGTGGATGTAGCCGATCATCTCCATATCCATCGAATATGGCATGGCGATCTCCTGCTCGTAGTAGATCTGTTGATCCGGAGCTCCGGGAGCCGGGAGCATCTCTGCCGCCGTATTTATTTTTTGATCATTCGTATTTTCGATTTTATTTTCGCTATTAGGGTTTATTGGTTTATAGGTTATAGGTTTATTTATACTATCATTGCTTTGTATGGTGCTTTCACGTTGTTTTGTATGGTGCTTTATCATTGCTTTATCAAGTGCTTTATCAAGTGCTTTATCAAAATTTGATATAGCAACGATATTGCTGGAGTACTGATTTGATGACTTCTGGACCATCTTTATGAATCCTATTTTGATCAGATCGTTTAGTGTTTGGATATATGTATTGTAGCTATGTATGCCGATGGCAGACTTTGCCATCTCTGTCGGAAGCGCAAATTTTGACGGCCATCCGAGTCTATTAGAGTGCTCTATGATAAAAAAATAGAGTGCCGTATGTGCCGGCTTGATGGTCTCAGGATTCTCAAAACACCAGTCAAACCACCTGCGCGATAGATCGTATCCGTTCATTGTTTTATATTTAAAATGGAGAATAATATCTTAATACTGCATATAGCTTATACTGCAGATACGGCGAAAAACTTATATACATTTCATTTTCACTTCTGGATCTTACGGATAATTCTAATTTTTTTTTGACATATGGATGTGCTGCATTCAATCTATTAATTTTTATAGATAGATATACCATAAATGATTCTGATGTGTCATTTTTGATAATCATTTGATTAATATTTTTATCCGCCCACTCCCTGATTTCTTTATCCAGTTTATTACGGTCTGTATTTTCATATGTTTTTAAACAATAATAATCCATTTTAATCTATTTTTTCAGTTGTTGACTTAATACTTTCACCTGGTAAAAAACCAGTACCTATGTGATAGTTTCCTGTTATACGGATATAATCTACTTCTATTTTTGCGGAGTTTACTATAACCTGTGCCACGTCCGCTATGGCTTTAGCTCTGTCCAGATCCATAGGGTCATCCGGATCATTAAGTGATTCTAGTGCTGCAAAAAGATGATTTCGCAGGTCTTCAATTTTGTTTTTTGGCATTAATATGTCTGTTTAATTTTTTAACTAATCTGATGGTACTTTTTAATTCTACAGGATATCTCTGTATACTATTCCTGAGCATATTCTCTTTTCTGGTGATCAATTCAAGATTTTCTACTGTAATGTTTTGCGGATTTTTATCTATGAATACAAGTATATATCCTTCAGGGATTTGACCATGTGATTGCTCCCATATATATCTGTGCTTCAGTACATAAGTGCCTTTTTTAATTCTTATCTCCGTATATCCGTCTATTGATACTCTCTCATGTCCATTATACTTTGTATTAAATGGTTCGTTTCCCTTTTTAAACATTGTTGGCTTTAGCCTTTCATACATCTCAGGCGATAATGGCTTATTTTTGTTATGTGGGGCAGTACCTGGATTAAATATGTTTTTTACTCCCACTAATTTAAGTCGTTCTGACTGTATCTTCAATTCTTTATACTTAAATTCAGATGATTTGCCCAAACCCATTAATCTGGCTTGTGAATATACAGATCGAATACTACGGTTCAGGATCATACATATATCTTTCGTATAGTTGTCTTTATACATTTCTATCAAAATGTCACGCTCTCGTTCTGTCCAGAATCGTCTCATTTATCCCCAAAAATTATGAAGTATAGCCAGGATGATGCAGATAGCCAGGATCCACTCTGCTATGGTGCTGCTCCACCGGATGACGGCAGGTTCCCGGCGCTCATCGGCCCGGTGGTAGATGTATTGTTTTCTTTTCATGATGTGATATTGTTTGTTTTTTTGATAAATAGGATTAAATCGTCTTTACGGATCCGGCTGCCTTTTTTTTCTAACCGGATATATATATCGTTAGTGATGCGCTTGCCGCGCTTGTTATAATTGTAGATGGTGACTACTGACTTCTCGAGTATGTCCGCCACCTGATCTATGGTGAATGTCTCAAATGGTATATCTATTATGACAGGGATGATACTCATGATTTGTTTGTTCATGGGTTTATTTGGTTACAAACTATAAACCGCAACTGGAAAAAAGCGGTCCGCCCTATACTTTTACGCGGCGGCCCGCCGTCAATCTCAGATTAGTTCAGGTGTTAAACTAATTATTAAAAAATAAATATCAATAGATGCAATATCTAAAATCGGGGTTATTTTTTACGTGGTCACCCGTCTCCCACCCATCCTGATAATTCATTGCGGACGGCATTCCAAACCTAAATTCAATTTTCACCACTTACGGCCCGGAGCTCCCTGATCTCTATCATATCTCGGTACTCTGGCCAGTTGTGATATACCATATGTGTGTATATGCCTGTATATTTATCATTGATCTTATAGTCGTCGCCTGATGCGATGTACATATTCCATCTCAGGTAGTTGATGATGGCTTTGACAGATGCGCGGGTCCTTCCGGCTTCCCGTGCCTTCTCCAGCTCATCCACTATGGCGCGCATCACCTGCCTGTTGGCTCGGTGATATATGAGCCAGTCCGACCAGGCAGCATGCTTCTGCACACTCCGGGGGGCTGACATCATCTTCTCTACCGGTAAGTCCATATTTTTTATTTTTCGGATGGTATAAGTCTATATACTGCCCAGCTGTCTGACTGATAGGCATTGGTCTGATTTTTGACCTTGCCTTTGTATATTATCTGAAATGGCGTACCCGCTTCCGGCTGCTCCCGCTGGAATACGCCTACCAGTCTGGCGCTGCTTTGATGTATCACTTCCTTAGTCTCCGGATCTACCATGATGGCCGTAGGAAGTATCTTAGTCTCTCCGGTCTCATCATTGGTATGCTCTAGGGGTCGCACGTCTATATATACCAGTCTCCTGGACTCATCTATGACCTGCGGTGACCAATAGGTAGCCGATAGATTAAGGCCTTGCACTTTATAGTTTTTTAGTGTTTCATATGGTGTTATGTCTGCCATGTGTATGTGTTAATTTGCTGAGTGTGATGTAATGAAATAAAGTATCTTGTCTGTATCTCTGCGATATACTGATATGCGTCTGTATATAATGTGATGACCATGATAGTCATAATAATATGCCTGTATCATATCCAGGGTATTTATAAGTATGTGGTGCATTCGTCTATTTCGTCGCTTATATCTGTGGCTATGTGATCTATATCTTTGATGAGCCTATTGAGCCGGATCACTTCATCATATTTGATTCCGGTACTTATTTTTTTTCCTATCCTGGCAGACTTGTCTTCAAGTGTGCCCACTACGATCTCCCACTGTGTCATGGTGAGTGTGATGGTGATCATGACGTCTTTAGCTGCCATAGTGTATCAGTTTAGATTTATCGTAAAATTCCACTCTGACATCCTGCCGCGCTTGTGTGTAGGTATGAAATAGTTTTGCATATGCGGGAAGTCATAATCTACTTCTGTCTCTGTATCCAGTGCATCATCCTTGGGCATCTCATTATATGCCTGACCACAGGATGACACAAATGTCCCTCTGTGAGTATCAAGTGTCTCAGGGTAGATGTAGAGTACTTTTGTGTTTTTCATTTGATATTTTTTGGTTTGTTATTTAATTTGCCTTTGTTTCTCATATATCTATGGCGCGGGTATTGATGAGTTTGCCTGATCTCCGGCTGTAGGTGAGCTCATAAGCTCCGTACTTGACTACTTTTTGCTTCATGTTTATAGGGGGCGATCCTTCCCTTTTCTCGATTATCTGTATCTTATATCCTTTTATTTCCATGATGCGGCCGGGATGATCTCCTGAGCCGATAGTAATTGTTCTATTGATCGTGCTCTTGGATATTCCCAGATACTCTATTAGTTCCCGCTTCGATGTACATACGTGGTCATCATCTACCACAAAACTATAATCAGTATAAATAGGCATGATAATTTTGATTTTACTTTTTGACAACCGGCCCCTTAGATATATCAGGGGCCGGTATTTATAAAACAGGTCGTCAAACTTGACTACCCAATCCTAAAGTTTTAATTTTAAAAAGTGGAGCGGCTGATACTTTAACCCACCGCACCCACTTAATCCCAATAAATTATGAACGTAAATTCATCTTTGTGTACTTCTTAAAAATGAGCGGATGGTACTATTATTCCGCACCCGCTCATGATCAAATCCCTATTATGGCTCTTTGTATTCTCCGGTGATGATCATGTCCGTCACATCTGACGGACGGTATAGTGGCAAGTCATGAGTACGGCAGTAGTCACGGATCCGCAGAAACTGATCTATTATTTCTCTGGTAAATTCGGGAATGGTATATAGCTCTCCCCTTAGATATGAATCTTCCGTAGCTGCTTTTTCGAGTAGTGGTATATACACTCCTATATCTACATTTCTGCGCAGATTAGGGGTATCTACTATCAGTGTTTCTACGGAACTATTAGTATTATTCATGTGTTTTTATTATGTTTGTGTTTTATTTGATACAAAGATAATCTTTATTACATAATATTACATAATATATTAGTTATTTTTTTAAAATAATTTTTACAAACCACTCCAATAAATCGTAAATGTTTAATCTTGAATTACTTATGCAAGACTTAAAAATGACACAAAGTGAATTAGCCACTGTTTTAGGTGTGTCACAGACTGCAATATCTAAGGTTAAAAATGGACATATGGATATTCCTGAAGCCTGGGTAGACTATCTTAATGAAAAATATGACGTAATTATTACTAAATATTTCTATTCAGTGAGTGAATTGAAAGAGCCACCAGCGCAGTATGAATCTATAATGACAGATACTTTATATTTATTAAAGTCTGTATTCAATCTGACGGAGAGCAATAAGATCCTGGCGGAGAGTGTTTACAAGGCTATTGATGCCAATGTCAAACTGATAGATAAGGTACATTAAAAAAGGGGATCACCTTAGAACATGGCGCGCCCTTTACTACAATATACAATATACGATTACAATCGTATATTGTAGTTTATAAAAAATTACTGCTTATAAAATATTTTAGTTTTGCCATATCTTGTCAGTTCTATGGCTTTGGATGTCACCTTACCTATGAACCAGTAACCGTAATCAAATTTTTCATAGTCAGATATTTGTAGATTGATACAGTCAGTAGTGGACCATGTCTTGTATGGATATGTAAGACCTATCACTCCGGTAGCTTGAAACATAACGCAGTCCCGCTGGTCTTCTGTACACCAGTATCCTATGATTTCAGGGCATGGAGTGTCATCCTTACCACATGCGCTGAGTAAGATGATAGATAAGATGGTGATGTATTTCATTTGTTCTGATTTTAATTGCAAAATTTAATACAATCCTTTGGCCGTTTTAGTTCTACTTTTCAGATGTTTTTTCAAAAATCTCATTTTCCCCACCCGGAAGGAGTCATACGTAGGAAACATATACACCCCGGCGGTATTCCATTCGTTCTCCACTTCGTAGTATGCCTCCTTAAAATTGATATGATGTCCCACGATATCATAAAACTTATCAAAGTATGACCGCTGATCATATCTCTGCGGAGCGGTGATACTGTGCTCTATATCCGGCGCGATGATCTTGCGGAGCTCCGCCTTAAATGCTTTGGCAGGCGGCTCCTGCTGCATGGCCTTATATCTGAGCCTGATCTTCTCTACCGTCATGGCCAGATTATTGAGTATAGCATTGAGCTGGATGTGATTGCGATGCGCTGAAAGTACTCTTTGGCTACGCTTACACCACATAGACGGGTCTATTTTCTCTTTGACTGACATCTTCAGACGGTTACCCCTGCTGATGTCATAGATCAGGGTGATATACTTTTGTGTGCCATTCCTGTCACTCTCCAGGTTAAATCTGATGTTTGCCATTATAATCCTATTATTTGTGGTTTATATTCCTTGTATGTCATAGAGTGGTCTATCCAGGCCGCATATGCCATCGCTGCAGCTACGGGACCATCTATTTTTCTATCTTTTTTGTCTCTTGTCATCTTGATCAGTCCAGACCCTATAGATTTGATCAGCACATTACTAAACATCCATCTAGTGATCGGATTCTGGCCGAAGTCACACTCTTTTTTGTGTATCATCTCTCCGATGCGCTTGGTAGGTGGTGACATATGTGATATAGACTGTGTAAATTTAAATACCGGCAGCCCTGCCTTCTCCATCTGTTCATAAAAATATGAGATATTCCACGCGTCAAAGTACAGGCTCCTGATCTTGAAGTGTTGACTCAGCGCCACAATGTCAGCTAAGACTTGATCATAATCTGTAGTGTCGCCCCTGGTGAGTGTGATATAGCCATTTTCGGCCATCGCCAGGTAGTCTATTTCTGATATATCTTTCGATTTTGTCTCGGGTATCCAGTACCGGAGATAAAATTTGCCTTTGATCTTATCATCATCCGGGATCCAGAGTGCCAGCGCACAGATGTCACCCTGATCAGAGTAGGCCATATCCAGTCCGGCGGTAGCGTCTTTGCCTGCCAAGTCTATGATATCCCACTTGGTACATGCTGCCTTATACTTTGCATCCGGTATCCACTCAGACGCAGACGCCACCCACATAGACAGTATCTTTGTCTTAAAATCTACTATAGCAAAACCACCCTTAGCCATCGCCTCAATGTATTCGGATTCAATTGCGGACAGTTTAGGTGAGTTTCCTAAATTTGGATTAGATTTACCCCATATTGATTTATTATGCCAGTCGTCATCCGGATCCAGCTCAAATATCATGATGAATATAGTATCATTCTGCACCGCTCCGGAGAGTATTTTCTTACAGTATCCGTAGTGCTCATGACACACTCCTCCTAAACTAAAACCCGGAGTAGTCAGTCTGTATATAATTGGGCTGTTGTGTTTGATCCCGCCTTTTTTTATGCTGGATACGATGTCGTTTTTTGGATGTACGTGATATTCATCTATACTCCCGAAGTATGCGCCCTTCCCTTCCAAGGTTTTAGCTTCCTTAGATACTTTTGATATAAATGACTTCGTCTGCAGGTCTATGATCCTGTGTGTGAGTATCTGCGTGCGCTCTTTGATTTCAGGATAGTCTATGATCAACTCTTCTATGATAGCTTTAGCCATATCAAAAACTTCCCCGGCCTGCTCTCTGGACGTAGCAGCAGTGTAAAATTGCCCCCTTTGTTTCTTATCCAGATAAAAGTGAGCCACCATCATAGCCGCCACCAAGGTACTTTTTGCATTTTTCCGACCCACCTGGAAGTACACATCCTGAAAACGGCGGACAGTATTGTCTTTTTTGAGTCGCCATCCACAGATAGATGCTATAAAAAATGCCTGGAATGGCTGCACCGGGAAAAGTGGCTTCTTTCCTGTTTCATCTACATCCTGATCCGTGAGCCTGAACTTCCCTATAAATCGTATGTACTTATCTGCCAGCTCCCTATCAAAATAATACGGATGTTTTTTGAGCCTTACTTTTTTAAGATCTTTCACATGACGCTGCACCGCGAGCCGTATAGTATGGGGCACCAGTATTTTGTCCTGTGTGACATCGTCTATGTATTTGTCATATAATGTCAATTAAGTAAGTTTTGCATATCTGTTTTTTGTTTTTCCGGTTCCTTTGGGGTGATTTTTAATCGCTGACGGCTGGCGGGAGACAGGCCCAGGTCAGACTCCAGGTCCCTGATCATCTTTTCCAGGTACTGCATAGCCGTAAAATCCGGTTTAATTACTCTACCTTTTTTTTGGCTGTTCATAAATATCCCTTTATCCCGGATAGTTTTTAGACAGTCATGCCACTGCGTATTATACACTACCAGCCGCACCACCTGAGATATATTTGGGTTTTCGAGTACACGGGCATTTATGAGATCCTTACATATTGATATAAACATTTTTTTTTCCGGCTCCGATAAATATTCAGGAGCAGAATCTACTCCCGTCACTTTTCCAAAATCTGGAATCTCAAAATTATCTCTGGACTTTTCTAAAGTTCCCTGCAATTCTTTAATCTCACGTGGTAATGGTTTCCTACCTTTAGCCATAAGTAAAAATTATATAGGCCATTTTTTTAACTCCAATTTTGCGTATGAAATAAATAATGCGGTGGCACAGTTGCAACAGTGTTGCATTTAGCATCTTTTTACCCCCCCCTATCAATTTTATTTATAGTTCATAATATTTTATTGGCTTCATCCTTTTTATTGTATTATAAAATAATCTTTGCCTTGTATAATGATTGGCCATGGCGTAAAGTAAGTTTCTAATATCTCTATGCCTTCTATATCTTTCAGTCACTGTTTCAAATGTGGCTTGCATTTCTATAATGATATCAGGCGGTCTTTTTATAATATCAATTAATTCATATAATAAATTACCCTCAGCAATGTAGTTCCGTTCTGTGTTCAGTCTATATATGAGCGTATTTTGATCTTTTATAAAATCATCTGTGTGCAACACTAATCTTTCTTTAAAAATTAATGAGATAGTTGTCTTGCCAGATGCCGGTGCCCCAACTATAAATACTGTCTTATTATTTAAACTTAACTTTGATAAATCAGTAATTTTATTAGATGAAATAGGCAGTATATTCTCTACACTATAAGAAGGGATTAACCCATTACTAAGCTCGTACCCCGATATAATCTGTCCATTTGACTCTCTATATCTCTTTTGTTGATCGTGTTTTTTACATAAATTTTGTAAGTTCCTTTTATCGTAAACAGATCCACCATTCTTAATACCTACAATATGATCACTTACCATCCCAAATTTTAATTTGCCATATCTCTGGCATTCAGCACACAGTGGATTAGCCTTTTTAAATTCTTTTGAAAAATTAAACCACTTTGAACTTTGATAATCAAAATCACTATGTGTTACTATTCGTCTTTTACTTATCCATTTTGGGGCTGCAGTTTTCATATAATACTTATATTAACCTAACAATTAACCTAACAAAGATAATGTATATAAATTATTTATACAAGTAACATATTGATAATGACAATGATATTAAATAAAAAAGGCACTCGGATAAGTGCCTTGATGTGATCCCGACAGGATACAACCCTTTGTAATCATTTATACAAATATTTATGTATGCTTACAATATGTATTATAATTAGACATAATTTGTCGTTTCTTTATATATTTGTATAATTATTTTAACCGAACAATTAACCTAACGTTTTTTATGGCTTCTATAAGATTTAATTTAGATACAGTCAAAGGTCATTCATATTTATTTTTAATATATCATTGTGCCGCTCATGACCGTCTCAAGATGTCAATGGGAGAAAAGATAAACCCTGCTCTATGGGATGCTCGCAAACAAAGAGTAAAGCCACTACATCCAAATGCCACCACTCTTAATACATTAATGTCTGAGATCCGGCTATTTATAGACAGTACCAGAAATGAGTACAAAATCAAAGGGGAGCGCCTGTCATCCGGAGCGCTCAAAGTATTGATCCGTACCAGGATGTATGGACATACAGATAGCACATTCAAAGATTATGCAACTAAATGGATAGATGATAAGGGCCTAAAAAAAGAGACGGCAAAGGGCTATAAAAATGCTATCAATATCATTGTGCGCAAATGGCCATCCCTTACCTTTGAAGATATAGACCGTAAATGGAGGACTGACTTTATTAAACATATGTCAGGCAATAAAATCAACTATACAAACATCGTCATGAAAAGGCTCAAAGAGTGTATGCACTCCGCCTTCTTAGATGGCGTACATAAAAATCAAATATATCAATCCGCTGGCTTTTTAATACCTACTGAGAAAGTAGAGAGTAAATATCTAAATATGGACCAAATCAATCACATATACAATATCATGGATACTTTCCCGGATGTGTACAAAAATGCCGCTATTATATTCCTGATAGGATGCCTGACGGGTCAGCGTCATCAAACATACCGGCTCATAAATAAAGATATGATACTCATTACTGCAGGTACCAGGATGATATCTCTAATCACTGAAAAAACTAAACAAAGGGTATCTATACCAGTCTCTGCTAAGTTGGAGAAATTACTTAACATGGAGTATCATGATATCTCACAGCAAAAACTCAATGAATACATAAAAGAAGTATGTCGGCTGGCGGATGTATCATTTTATAAAGAAATAACTAGCCACACGGCCCGCAGATCATTTGCTACTAATGCAGTGCTGGCAGGTGTAGATATGACTCTCATCATGAAGATAACAGGACATACTACTGAGTCTCAATTTAGAAAATATGTAAGAATGGATGATGTGGTGGCTGCTACTAAGTCAGCAGGTCAAATCCGTCTTATGCAAGATTTATGATTTCATTTTTAGATAATTGACCCTAAAACATTCCTGAGTGCAGAACACTCTTTTTGTAGCTACTGCCATGATAGGAATGCCACTAATCCATTTACCGCACGCATAACATACCTGTGATGGCCTTGATTGTGTAGTGGTTCGTTTGCTCTGCTTCATAACACGTGATTTAATAAAAACACAGAACTGTTAGCATTGTGCCAACACTCCAGAAACTCACGCTCGCCATCCACGATATACAGATATTTTCGTTTATTTTTTTGATACCTATGATCATAATATAATTGAAATTCTGATTGTCTTACATATACCTTATGTCGCACTTTCCCGAGCGATGTGGCTTTACTAAAGTCTGTTTGAGTTTGTATGTTGCCGGTGAAGTTCTTGACGTAATAAACACCGCTCAAGTCCGAAACACCGCTCTTGAAATGAAACAATACTCTGAATATTCCGGCTGTATATTTCTGTTGTGTGATCAGGTCTGTCTTACCGACTATCTCCGTATTTACCCTTGCATAACTAATACTATCCAGGCTATCACGATTGATGATAATCTGACGCTGACTATCGTAGTCGTATATCGTTAGCGACGTGCTGAAAAAATCAGGGAACGATTCGCCTGATATGATTTCTGTCTGTTGCACGATGCTTGCATCAGGCAGGCATATCTCGTCCTTAACACAAGATAATGCCACTTTCAGATTGTGCGCTGCAATACCACCCCCTGCCAGTACTTCAAACCTGATATTTCCACCTGTCATCTTATCGCCATTCTGATAGACCTTATAATTATTATCTACCGCTCTATCGCATCCCGTCTGCCATCCATTACCGCTCTCATTGTTGCCATATGAGACATAATTTTTTCCTGTGGAAGACCCTGATGCTAAGTTAACTTCAACAGTTGAGTTTGCTGCTGAACTACTGTTTATGATAGGCATTTTGAGTTTGTTTGACATACTCACGTCAAACCTGAATATATTAAGATTTGTACCTGAGCCGTTAAAATAAAAGCAGTCACCACCATTGACTCCATTCAGAGCGATAGACATAGATGACTGTTGCCCACTTATACATAATTTACCATAAGATGGATTTCCCCCTATCCCTACCATGTTTTGTGCTACATATAGCATGTTAGTAGGAGCATTCTTATCTATTATTAATTGTGGTGTACCAAATGCCATCCAATATGAATTTGCATTTTGGTGTATTTCAATAAGATCAGTCATATCTGACCGCTTTAGTTTCAATAACAAAGATTGTGCAGATGCGACTATTATTGCTCCTTGATGGATTGGGTTAATATCTTCTCCTAATTGCAAATATCCACCATTTGTATGTATTATATTCCCTGTTTTAAATATATAATTCCCATTATGTATTTCCGTTTCATTATTTGCGTTAAGTTTCATTAATATAATGCTATTCAAATCGCCCGCAGTGTTTTGGGTAATAGCCGGAATGTTATTGGTTCGTATAATGATCTTCATATTATTCATTAAATTCAATGAATCATTATTCCAATCTAATTTAACCTTAGGAGTTAAATCCTGCTTGTTTATGTAAAATGCATTTTGATTTTCGTCACCCCCTACATTGAAGCCGAAATTACTGTCTGATCCATCTTCGTTCATGAAGCATGTAAATATCCTTGACGCATTTTCACCAAATGTATTCGGTGTTGGGAAGTGAACGAAGTGCATTTCTTGAGCTTTTGGGCCTATTTGATCATAAAGACTTTCAAAACTAAATGCCATACCCCCTCTGGTTTGCAATACAGGAGCAAATGGCCGACCTGGCAGATTAATTCCAATAGCAAATACATAATTAGAGTATGGTTCAGTATTCACATTATTTGCACCTGAAGATAATGTAAAATATACAGGATCGCCCATATCCGTGTTTGGTTTGTGAATTAAGAATGATGATCCTGCTTCTGTCATGGCTTGCTTTAGCATAGTAAATCCATCAAGTGCACTCACCAATTTTATATCATGATAATATTTTTTTAAATATGGCATATTATACTATTTTGAGAATATGATTCAATAATGATATATTAGATATCACGCTCACGGTGAGCCCAGTTAGATTATAGGCGACACTAACTTCATCTCCTTCGGGTGTGTACATAAATATTCCATTTATATTACTTAGCCCGTGATCATTTATTGTCACTTCTGTCACGTCGTCAAGCGTTGTGCTGTACGACGCTATGCTTCCATTTAATCCGGCGGGGCCCCTGGCACAAGATACTTCCAGGTTTACTTTTGTATTAGCCTTAATGTTTATCCGATCACTTACTAATGTGATATTGTTTTCTGTCGTATTATTGACCAAGTTTATGCAGCTCATTCTACCGTCATTTTGCCATCAATGTAAGTCTTAATTAAACCATCCGAATCAGTCACAACAATGCTGTATTGATATTTCCCGACGGTAAGACTATTAGCTTTAGAAAAGGTCAAAGTATTGGTATCAACTCCTGTGACAGTAATGCCGTCACCAAGCGATGCTACTTCAACATCATCCACTATGAGCTGCGCATCCAAAATAGTACTCATGTCAATAGCCACATTGTCCGCATCAAAAAAATTCAATGCAAAATTGAAATGGTCACCTTCTTCAATATAAAAAGGTGCTTTGACTGCCCTCAGGTCTATTATTATATTCGTACAACTCATTTATGATATATTTTATAAGTCTTTTAATAATTTTTGCAACTTGTCTAATAGCTCTTCGATAACACGACGCTTCTGTTTTACCAACTGTCTTTCGTTTTTTATCTGTTCTTCTGTTAGTTTCAGATTTTCCAAATATTTAGTCAGATTTGCAGTGTCCTGTTGCATCTTTTTTATTTCGGCTTCTGCTCTTGTTTTGTCATATACGACCTTAGTAGCCACTTCTGACCCGTCATCCCTGACTTCTGTGTTTACGATAGTCACTTTTTTCCCCGTTACCTTGCCCACATTTGTAAAAATAGTATCTGTTTTCTGACCCGTTAACCCCGTTGCTGCGAGAAGAAGTAAAATGATTAATGTTTTCATATTTGTATTTAATTTAATTTTTTAATACTTAAAGAAGCATCGACAACACTAATAGAAGTTCCAGATCCAGTCGAATTATCATAATAACAAGACACGCCGACTGAACTTGTGCCGAGACTTGTTGTTATACTACCGCTTACATGTCCATTTGCATCAGTAGAAACATAGTCACAGGATGTTGGCCCGAATGGACTACCTGCAATAGTTAAAATACAACAAGCATTCCTGCTACTTGCCGACGCACTAAAATAAGCACTCCAATTTATATCGTAATCACCACCATAAGATGTAGGCGTTATGAGGTCTGTTCCGGTATTTGCTGTTATGTTTTGATTTGCACCTGCTACTGTGAAATTTATTAAAGCATTAGATGTTGTCAATGTTTTACTGCCCGCAATAAATGACGCATATGTATTATTTTGTGATATAGTAGGATTACCACTCACCCCATCCCCATTACTCACCGATATCCCCGTTCCTGCTGTGATAGTCCTTGCTGATACCGTTCCGCTTCCTGTCCTGGCTATCAATCCATTACTTGACAAGGTGTGTAGAGCCGATGCCTGTCCTGTCAATTGCCATGTCAAATCACCGCCATTTGAATTATCTCCACCCGATGCCACAACTATTCCGTTACTCGCAGTAACCCCCACCCCATTGCCCGTACCAGTTCCAGAACTATTAAACCCTCTTATCTTAGTGCCCCCAGCTGTTGCTATACCTAAATATCCTTCATTGGTGATACTCTGATCTGTTGCGCTTAGACTTCCAGACGATAGGCTTAATCCACTTCCCACTGTCACCCCTGTTAGACCTCCGTATGTATCTTGCCCAGAAAGAGACGTAGCCGAATAACCGCTTGCTGTATATTGTAGATATCCATTTACCAACAATTTAGAGCCACTAATAACAGTTCCGGGCCACGAATTTATATCCACAAAATTAGACGATCCCGTTTTTAATAGTGATGATGCTACCCAATTTGACCCGTCATGTCTCAATGTTTGATTTACCGAGCCAGACGGCAATACAGGCAATGCCACGCTATTACCCCCCGATATACTCAAGTTTGGGCTTGACCAGGACAGTGTTTGATTATCCGTATTAGTTACTGTACTGCTTACCGTTATATTCCTAAGAGACCTGGTAGCAGTGATGCCAGTTCCTGCCGTTATGGTTAGTTGATCGAGCGGGCCAACTACTCCAACTCCGGCTGTGCCTGAAGCGGCTACATAGAATGCGTCCATCTTATTATTAAATGCCGTCCAATCTGACGACGTTAATGATCCGTTTTGACTTCCTGACGCTGACTGTATTGTTATATTTGGAGTAGCACCACCGCTTGAGAATAATGGGCTTGACGCTGTTACGGATGTTACTCCTGTTCCTGTGTTATCTGTTCCTGCCGCCCATCCAGTACCATTGTATTTCAACACCTGTCCACTTGATGCCGATGGTAGATTGTAATAAATAGTGCCTCCCGAATACGTGATAGTGGGATATGTTCCTGTGTTATTAGTTCTTAAATATAAATCACCAGATACCCACAACCCTGAATCCCATGGATATAATCTCGTCCCTGATATAGTCATTGTGCCTGACGTAGTAATGGGATTTGTTCCGCTTATATTAATCCCACTTCCTGCTGTTAGCCCTACACTTGTCACTGTACCATTACCTTTATTATTAAATGTTGTCCAGTCCGTTGATGATAAGAATCCTTTAGTGCTGCCGGATGCAGCTTGGCCATTTGTATAATCCAAACTTATCAATCCTGACGAACTATTAAAATCCGCAGCAGTATATGTGCTTGCGCCCTTTGTTGTCCCGTCTGCCGCTGCGTTGTCAATGCCTATCGTGCCCGAACTTGTTATTGTGCCACCCGTGATTGGTGATGTTGTTGCTATACTCGTGACAGTACCAGATCCAGGTGATGCTCCCGTTGTTACTAATTTTCCATTACTATCAAAGGCGGCGGCGTATTGTGGTGTTCCCGATCTACTTGTGATTCTTACATCTCCCGTCACGTCTAAAGTGTAGGTAGGATTATGTTGATTAATACCCACTTTATTATCATCTATTATTATACCATTTCCAGAAGTACTCGGCATATAATATTTTAATATTTTAAACTTCCCTGAATCGCTATAATCTAACCCCATAGACCACGAATTGCTACCCACATTTTGATTGAAATTAAGATAGGTATCTGCAATTCCTGATTCAATACTTAGACTTGATAATCCAACACTATTCTTAAATAGACTTTGAAAATTTCCCGAATAACCACTAACCGTAAAACTCAAACCATTTACATAATTAGGTGCCGTAGGTGTACCCGTAAAATCTGCATAAGAAGCACCATCAACTGATGGGTTAAAATTTTGTATTCTAAATGGATACCCACCACTGACCACATTTCCATCAACTGTCAGCCCATCACCAACCACATAAGCACCTATCCCAATGCCTGCCCTTGTTTCTATCGCTGCTTGTGGAATTGTTGTCCCTATACCCAACCTATTGTTAGTATCATCCCAAAACAAATTACTATTATCCTGAGCCAAAGTGGTGCCATTACTAAATATAACAGACCCAGCCGTAAATGTAGGAAGTGTAAAAAACCCGCCTATATCTGTCAGCGTAGCCAATTTACTCGTATCCGCCTTATATGTCACCGTACTGCCCGACGTAGCCACATCAAGACCCCATCCTGCTGCGAGCTTTACGAAGCCTGATCCGTCTCTTAAAAATATGGTGTCGCCAGATATGTAGATTGAGTCTGCCGTTACGCCTAAGCTATCGAGCAGATCGCTATAACTCAAATACTTCATGACATATCCTGTTATGCCCGGTATCGATCTGTGGGCAACCGGAATAGTCCATTTGACAGTATCGCGCTCCATCTGTGTGAACTTGACCTGAGCCGATGCGGCCCAACCCGATACGATAAATAGTATAATTAGTATGTGTTTCATATTATTTTTAGTTCAAAATCAAAGGGTAAAATCTTATTCAGTTCTCTCATCTTTACTTTGCTTGCCGTGACGTCTTTATATCCGTCGTAATTAATATCGATATGTTCCTTACCTACCAAAATACAACCGAGTACATTAAAATGGAAATTGCCATGATGGATCAGTATCATATCTCTGTTTGGTACGTCTTTAATCCAAAAGTGATTCCCATACTTGCTGGTCCATCTACGTACTACATGATAGATGCCGGTAGGTATGCAACTGATTTGATGCTCATTGTCACGCCATGCAAGCTCCAGAGTTTTGGCGATGACCTTACCATTATAGACCATCTCTCCCATTGTCTGTTTGTTGTCTGACTTGTATCTGTTTATATATACTGTTTCCATTTTCTTTTTTTGATGATAATTATCTTCTATTTCCGGCCAGATTAGGCTCATAGTTTTGTGAATTTTATGACGATTACATTGCTTTCATTAAAGGCAAAATAAAATCTGTTCTCTTCTGTATTGATTGTATATTGGCCGGGGATCAGCTCACCACCTGTCAGCGGAAACGTCAGGGTCTCTCTATCTACGTAATCCTGTCTCACCCCTTGTACCCATACATTCCATGTAGCGTCTATATACTCTTTTGTGGCACTGTCTGATGTATAATAGATCATGTCTTCTGCCATCTCTACATAGGTATCATTGACATCCGCAAACCGCTCATAGTATGTGATCGTATCTGATGAACCCCTTTGCGGATCTGCAAATGACGGTACCAGTCGATTAATGTCTTCTATGTCTGTAAATCGGGTTATATTGATACCAGCATAATCTTTGACCGGAGCCCACAGACTCATCTGATATGTGCCGCTGTCTATATTGTGCGACATACGGAGCGGGATGTACAGGTCTGATCCTATCGCATATCTGTCATCCATATGACATACTATATCATCACTGCGCAGCATCGTCAGTCTTACTACTTTGTTTGGTGCCTTCCGCATGCCGAGCATCTGCTTAATCACCAGCTCCTGTATAGGCAGGGTGTCTCCCATATCTGCATCAGTCCACTCTGTAGTAAAAGCATATGATCCGCCACCGAATGATAGCCATAATGCCTGGAAATTTAAAAAACCAAGACCTGCCTCCGCATCAAAGTAACTCAACTTAGTATCATATACAATACTGTTGCGCGGATCGCCCACTTCATATATGATAGTGTTGTCCGGTACTTTAGTAAGGCCATCTTCGCCATTGGTCACGATGTATATGCGTGATCGCTTATCTATAGTCCATTGGACCAGATTGGGTGTCAGGGTTGCATTTTCTGATGTATCATTTTTATTAAGGGCCTTCCATCCCACCAGCTCTACATAGCACTCCCCATCCGCCGGTATGGCATCACTGAGCCCGGTGATGGGCCATGTCACAAACGAACTCCAGTACTTATCCCATGCCGCTGAGTTTTGAAACTGTACATATATGCTCGAAAATGATGACGGCAGTATCATCTTAAACGTTGACGGCGTAGCGGTCCATAGATACTCCTTTGTATTAAATTTACTCTCACCCAGATTGAAGTACATATAATTATCTGTGATCGGATTGTTTTTCAGATAATAGCTGCCTATCTGAATACTGATCTCAAACTCTACTCCGAAGTAATCTGTTGCACTTCCCGGCATCGTGATATCCAGATCAAATCTGAGATCAAATACCAGCTGTGATGCTTCGCCTATGATATATCCCATATCATGGGGTCCCCTGTTGTCCGCATCAGTACGATGATACCATATATTGAGCCCCGCCAGTACATTGTTGTATTTCTTATTCTGTCTCAGCGTCACTGCCTTGAATGGCGGCATATATCTGATAGCCGGATCTGCCAGCACATATATGTCATCATTGGTAGTGATATCATGGGTCGTCTTATTGCCGGGGCTGGTCATAGATGTGCCTGCATAATTATAGGCATATCTCACCACTGTCAGATTGTCCTGATATCCCAGTGCTTCTATATGATAGCATCCATCACTATATATCATTCTCATATTAAATCCAGTGAGCAGATCTTCCATGACATCATAGCATGAGAAATACTTCCGGTATGATGCACTGGCTTTTTTCTGGTCCGTCTCTTCTTCAGGATTATAATAATTGTTTTTTTTGGCTACAGTATCAAATATATCTCCGCTCACTGTAGCATGTGTCCAGTTGTGCGATGTGGTAAACAATGGATCCGTCGTACCGCTGAATATATCTGTATAAAATACTTCTGTTACGTCATTATTTTTTAGTATATTAGTAAAATGATCTTTAAATTTTGTCACCTTGACCAGTTCTATAGGCAGGGTGTCATCATATCCGGTAGGTCTGTACTCTATATCTTTGAGCTGGAGTATCCCGTCTGTGGCCGTCAGCGTCAGGTCTTTGTGATAAGTCAGCGTCAGGTCACCTATGTCCGCCAATAGCTTACCATTGAATTTTGTCTCACTGCCCTGCATCAGTCTCACATAATATCTGCCTTCCGGGCTGGTCACCAGGTCAGTATAAAAATTGATGATGGCTGCTTTTTGCAGCGATGTATATTGATCTGTGTACATGACCATCGTAAATGTCAGCTTTTTAGCTATGATCCGCCGGAACGGATCATTGTCATCCCCTTCGTCTGTCAGCACGATAGAACCCTTTGCCGTATTAAATTCATAATTTCCCAGATACCGTGCATCCGTATCATATATATATATGGTCCACGGAAGTCCGTAGTCGTCGTACATAGATGATTGTAGTGCCAGTCCTGCCATTATCCCACCCTGCTTTTGCGGTAGGCACCACGCTGGCTTACCAGTATGATGTCATCTCCCGATATGAATGAATACAACTGTACATTTCCACCTGCTCCACCACTCTCTGTAACGGCTTCCGTGATATATTTCTTGACTTTATTGACGGGGCTGATCAGTTCCGGATTATTGTCCGCTCCGGCATACTCTCCTACTACTACGGTAGTACGACCCCGCACCAATCCACCTGACTGCAGCCCCGGCAGTGGCGTCGCCTGTATGGCGGCTACCTGTGCCGCTCCGAGTACTCCGGCAGCAATAGACAGGGCCACGTTGGGAAGTGCCTCAGCGATAGCCCTGGCCGTATTGATGATGGCACTAAATATAGCATTTCTCTTATTGGCCGCCGCTTCATCTCTTTTGATGGCTTTCTTATTGGCTGCTATCTCTTTTTCCAGGGCTTCAAATTTTTTATTTTTCAACCCCTCATCACTTACCGTCTTATCTATGATATCTTTCTGCTTCTCATAGTAGTCATCCAGTGCCGCTGATCGTTTATCAAATCCCGCCTGACCGATGTTGCTGAATACATCATTGAACTGTCCCAGGACACTGAGCCCCTGAATGACACTCCGCCGTATTTTCTCAAACTCTGCCTGTATGGATGATGCGGCTTTATTTGCTTTCTCTTCAAATGACAGGGCAAAATTTACCTTCACAAAACTGGCCTGCATTTTCTTAGCCACATCAGACACCCTGTCCGGCAGCTCTCCGAGTATAGATATATTCTCCGGTATTCTTATCACCGGCGTGAATGGTATATATAACTTCTGTTGATTAGCAAATGCCTGATAGTCATTAAGCAGCTTTTGGAAGGCTTCACTATCCGGATTGATCGTGGCAATTTTGGATAGGGCTGACTGGATCGCATCTACCTGTGGTCCGAAGTCTTCAGGTATCAGACCCGATTTGAATTTCAGTTGTATGACTGCCAGCTCAGACTCCAGGTCTTTGATGACCTTGCTTATTTTTTGGGCTTCGGTCTCTACGTCTTTACCATTTTTTCCGCCTGTATTGGGTTCTGTGGTTGTCTTAGGTATGACTTTCGCCAGATCTTTGTATTTTCCTATCTGTGCCGATATAGCGGCGAGCTTCTGCTCTTCTGCTTTTGCCGCATTTCTGGCCAGTGTCAGGGGCAGTGCATTTTTAGTACCTTCCCTGGCGGATGCAGATGCAGCATTATACCTGAGTTGTTCCGCTGTAGCCTGAGCCGTAGCATCCTGCAGTGCTATCTGGGTGACTACCTGCTGTTGGTATAATCCACTTATTTCTGTATTGATCGCCTGTAGTTTAGCCACATTATCCAGATTGGTAGCATAGGCTTCATATGCTTTATTGATCTGATCTACAGTGCTCTTTTCTTTACTGAGTCCGGCAAAGTAGGTCGGACTGATATCATTCAGATGATCTATAGCTGCTGCCTGATCTTTGCGGGTGGATATATCAGATTTTAGTACATCTATGAGCTGGAGCGTGGTGGCTTTCTGTTTTTCTGTTGCCTTATTGGCTTCGATGGTGATCTTCTCTACATCAGATATGGATCCCGCTACCAGATCCCAGTTGGCTACAATCAGGGCCGCCCCTGCTGCGAGTGCGCCCACCGCTATCCCTATGGGACCAGCGAGTGCCGCCAGGCTTGCCCCGATCGTAGGGAATAATCTGGCTATGCCGGCGATGGCAGGGCCAGCTATAGCCTGCATGCCTGAAAAGGCCGATCCGGCTACCGTCACGCTTTCACTTACCTTGAGTGCCCCGGTGGCCAGGGCCAGCATGCCTTCTGTATTCTTGCGGGTAGCACTGTCGAGTGTACTCAGATCTACTTTCTCCAGGTCTCTCTCTACAGCCCCTATGGCTACACTGAAATTCTGTGCCCATCCGGCTATAGCAAATCCGCCTTTGACAGTGGCATCATTTGCTTTAATATAGGCTTCTTTGACCTGCTCTGCCGCAAAACTAGCTTTATTAAGTCCATTGATAGCCGCAGTGACATCCGCCCCTATTTTGATTTGCAAACTCGCTATTGTGGCCATCGTTATTTTTTGTTCATCTTACTGTGATATTCTTTATAATGGGCTGCATCCATCTTTTTTATCAGTTCTTTTTTCCTTTGGTCACTCATCTCCCGGACAGTAGGTTCGTTTTCTCTCCTGGTAGCCCCTTCTTTTCTAAAAGCATCCATCATCACTACAGGATCAAACTCTTCTATAGGTATCATCTGCATCCCCTTAGTCCTGCGCCCGTTGACCATCCACCACGCCATATACTGGACCAGACTGGTATAGTATGTGCGCCGCTCATCTTCTGCCTGTACATATGCGTCGAGCTGTCCGTGTGTCAGGTCACTGTCTGCCGTCTGTGGTGGCAGTCCGGCATAAGCGCACAGCTCATCTACTTTTTTGGCACACTTTCGGACTCATATATCTCTTTTATAGCATCAAATACGCCTGCATTGTCATCGTCATCCAGACACGTCTCAAAATCTTCCCAGGATATAGCTGGTACTTTATTGCGACGGCATCCGGCCAGTATCCCGGCATGGTACAACCGCAATAGTACGGTGGCGGTCCTGGTATCCTGCAGCACGTATCCGGCTTCATTAAATATACTGAATGACAGATATCCAAATCTCACCGGATAAGGCACTCCACTGATGAATATATGCGGGTCTTTAAAATTGGGGCTTTCCATTTTTTTAATGTTTATGGTTTATGGCCCTATGATACTGTTCCTACTGTGATGGTTCCGTTGCTCTTGACCTCTATGCTATACTTCGCTTCGCTGCCGTCATCCCCATTGGAGCTGAACTTAGTGATATATCCTGATCCGGAAATAGATGTATCACCCGCTACGCCTGTGGTATATTTCCATGCGATGGCTGTACCTGCATGCAGATCCCCGAGCAGGGTACTATATCCGCCTGTACTTGGTGTGATACCGTCTGCACTCTCTACTACAAATCCACTGGATGTCAGTGTACATCTCTTTTTGCCCAGCGTCAAAGCTACGGCTGATGGTGATGTAGAGCCTGGATCCACATCCTTATCGGAGAGCTCCTTAGTATCTACGTCATAACTGATAGAGCAGCTGTCTGCATGTCCTACTCCCACAGCTCCTATATAGAGTCTGAGATTGTGTCCTAATACGTATCCTGATGTTAATGCCATGATTTTTTAATTAATTGTGAATTGAAATTGTGAATGGTTAATTTTTAATTTTTAATTTTTAATGTTCGGGCGGGTCTTCCCCTTTTCCTTGTGGCCGGTCTAGCTTCAGGATAGTGATGTTCGTGTACTACCGTGACCGGGGCATCTTCTTTGCCCGGCATAGGTAGGGGGGTCACTTCATAAGCCAGTCCCATACTGATCAGGTCTTTTGCTACCCTGGTATCCACACAGCCCTGTCCGGGAGTGATGTGATATGGATTGGCAGCGGTGATGATGATCTCTATAGGCATGTTATACTGTTTTTTCTATCAGTTTTTTAAAATCTGCTTCGAGCTGCTTCGCCATACGCACCGCATTCCCATCAAAACTTTTTCTGAACATACCGAATACTGGTGTGTCAGATGTCCCGTACTCTATATGGATTACTTTCTTGAGCGGCGTGTATATACTCCATCCATATTTGCTATGCGGTTTATTGACGATGCTGTCTCTCATATCTCCCGTCAGTACCGGAGTGGCAGCCTTGATAAGCTCTGTCAGCTCTGTGACTACAGGGGCAAGGGTAGCCAGTACTTCACCGGATGATATCGCTTTTTTTATCTGGATGATATTATTATGATATATGACTGCCATTATATTTTTTTGATGATATAATCATTGACCGATCTGTACACATGCTCATTTGTATCCCATACCAACGGGCTTCCGCTCGTCTCTTTGCGGGCAAAAAATTCCGTGGCATTGTGCATCGCTGCCATCACGGAGTAGGTATGGGCGGATACTGTTGTCTGGTCCTTAGCTCTCACATCTATCTGCACCCTGTACGTTGTGAGCATACCTGATACCGATGCCACATCCTTAGTATATCCCGGCACGTCAGATATGATCTGCACCAGTATATGCGGATATACCACATTCGTCGGGACCAGAGTATAATACTTCTGGACCGCTATCGCTGTCAGTGCCGTATTTATGGCAGTATATATCTCGGTATATGTCATCATGACTGATCCTGTATGGCTGTTACTTTGATAAACTGGCGCCGTCCGATCACTTCTACATCTGTCACTTTGTACTCTATTGTTTTATACTGTATGACGGATGTAGTTGCTACCAGGTCTGAGTGGTACCGGGTCTCAAACATGAGTACTCTGGATACGTCTGCTCTGTCCGCCGTAGCTTTCCACCGCTGAGACTCCAGGAGTGCGACGCGGATCATGGTCACCGCTGAGACGCTCTCCACTCCGGTGATAGTACCAAAATTGCTGGTGCGCTGATAGTATCCTATGAGCGTGTCCATCGTCCCGATCTTATAACCGTTTTTCAACATATTAGTACAAATATGACCCTATCCGCAGGGCGCGGCGTTACCGGATGTTACATTGAGTTTATAGGTTTATAGTTTATAAGTTGATAGTTTATAAGTTTATCAACTATCAACCCATAAACAATTATTTCCATGAATGGCAGAAGTGATGCACCGACAGCGTGTCCGGGGTGATCTCCGACGGATCAAAAGTCTGATTCCACCTGTGCGGACTGAATACCCGCTCCGGATGGACCGTAATGTCTGATATATTTATCTCATCTTGTATCTCACTGGGTGTGTATCCGTATGACTGCAGTACCCTGGTCACCAGGCGCGGCCCGGTGTTGAGCTCTACTTCAAATATCTGATCATAAGGCATGCAGTCCATAGCCATCATGCAGTCATAAAATAAATTATTGTATTCAGAGTTGCATATCATGACATGATTATTAGCCCAGTTGGGCAGCTCCATGCCTATCTGTAGGTTGTATCTCCGCCACGTTTCATCATCTCTGATTACTTCCACATCCAGGTCCATATATATCCCACCCCTATGGTATAGCAGGTGATACCTTATATAGTGATTGAGTATGGCATAGTTATTGTTTTTGAGTGCCCACTGTACGGCGGCGCTGTGGGCTACCTTATCCAGATACTCATTGCCTATATCTACGATCTCCGCCCCTGATATCCGGGACCAGGTATCTGTCCACTTTTTAAATATTTCCGGCAGTGGATTTGGCCCTACCCATATTTTGTATATTTTCATTCTTTTTTAATGTTTATGGTTTATAGGTTTATGGTTTATAGGTTTATCAACTATCAACCTATCAACCTTATCAACCCATCGACCTATTCAAATCGCGACGGCTCCGGATACTTCCGCTCCAGCCAGGCTATCAGGTTGTCGTTTATCGCTTCGTCGTGCATGCTCCATACATCGCTGCCGGCTATGGTGCGCTCTATATCATCCGTGCTCATCACATCGCGCAGGATGCAGTCAGTACTCTCCGTACCCTGGATGTCATGGTACCAGCAGTATGAGCTCTTCACCAGCAGACCATGGTCATATCTCCGGTACGGCCAGTTTTTTTCCATATCCAGAAAACGATTTCTATTGTACCTTATGGGCTTATGTATGTCATAGTAATGCCCGCCGGGGGTGAGCTTCATGGTGTTTTCTACTATCTCGCGGTAGCTGTCACATATGATGCGATCCATCACCTGGTCCCTGGCCGCATCTGAGTAGTAATATGGATATATAGATACATTCACGGGGGCATTAAAGAAGTGATCATCATTCATCATGAGTATGGTATCCGTCAGCTGGGGCCGGTGCGCGCAGGCTACCGCCGTCTTTACCATGATATTCTGCGCCTTCGCGTGGATGTCATGGTATGGGATATGTTTGACTCCCGTGATCCATGATGGTTTATGGCCTACTATATACACATCGCGCCACCCGATGCAGTACCGCTCCAGGCTACGGAGACTATACCGCAGCTCCATGTCATTGTGTACAGACTCATCCCCGAGTACATAGACTACATCTACCGGATCTTTCAGTCCATACTTGGCCATCATGTAGTCTATGATCTCCTGCCGTCTCTTCTGCGCATCGGCAAACATGGACGTCGCGTGCTTCCGGTAGTAAAATAAAAACTCCCGTATGATGGTGACGCTGTATCCTTCTCTGGTAGCCCGGCACCAGAAGTCCCAGTCTTCAAATCCGATTTTCATGTTTTCATCATAGCCACCTATGCGGGACCACATCTCCTTTTTGTAGAGACTGCAGCAGTTTATATGATTGCGCTGGATGAAGTCTTTATACTTTGGCGCGTCTATGTCTGTGATCCAGGCTCTCTGCTCTGCCCCGAATGTCTCCAGAGCTGTGCTGACAATGTCATCTACGCCTATGGTCTTGCTGATAAATTCAGGATGTAACTTATCGTCTGCATCCAGGGGCAGGATATATACTCCCTTTGCGGCTTTGATACCTGCATTGCGGGCAGATGACAGTCCGCCGTTTCCCTTCTTTATGAGTCTCACTTTAGGATACCGGCGTGCCACTTCGGACGTATCATCAGGGCTGCCGTCATTGACTACGATGATCTCTATATCTGTATATGTCTGTGCAAGTGCGGACTCTATCGCATCGGGCAGGAAGTGTGCCTGATTGTAGCATGGTATGATGATAGATACTTTATCTGACATACCACCACGTTTGATAGGGTACCCCATTATATATATCGTCTGTGGTAAATTGTATCTCATGGCCTTCTGCTATCAGCTCATCCACCAGCCGGCACACTCCAGGAAAGTCGGGGCTGTAGTCGTGTCCTGATATGATGCCAC